ACTTTTCTGCACATCTTTTAATTTTGTACCCATGATTGCAATACCAGTTAGTATATTAGATACTGCACAAGCTGATGGGCAATCCTCTACAATAACTGCATCATTGCACTCACCACATTTAAAAGGTATATCTTTATTGCCATACATATACCATTTAGGAAACTCATTTTTATTTAATGCTCTACCTACTGCACCTACTATCTTATGTGATACTCTGTTCTTAACTAAGAACACAACTCTGTCTTGTTTAACATCATACTTAAAATCTGCACGACCCCATGACCATGACTCCCAACAGTTATTGTTAGATAACCAACGCATGGCTTTTTCATTTGAGTATATTGATTGAAAGCTATCTGGTATTTGAAACTCTTTGTCTTCTATGTGTAAATCTTTATTACCATGAAAGACTCTCTCTACATATTGCATATTTTTTTCTCCTTGCTGTTTACCTTTTGCATTACATGTCGCATGAAAGCAATACCATCTTAAATTATTTTCAGTAGTGTCTACTGACAATGTATTCTTGCCACTACAGAACGGGCAATCCATTCTAATTGTCGTGTCTGGTGGTACAAATAAACCTGTCACAACTGACAGTTGTTGCTTATAATTCAAATGTCTACTTCCTCGTATGTGATTGTATATTTTTTTTGTGAAAAGAAACTATCTCTTTCTATCTTCATTAGATTATTATTAAGATAATAACCTACATTATTTTCTAGTATCTCTTGTGTTGGTTCGTTGTCGAATGGTATTACTGCTGTTGCGTCTATCCCTAGTCCGTATATTCTTACTTTGTATTTTTTCATCATGATTCTCCTTATCATCATTTGATTGATTTGTCAAGCGACTTTCTTTTTTTATTTTCTTATAATAGTTTGGGTGTTTCCATTCAAACATATCTACCATCTATTTCTGCAGTGCAATCATTGCAACAAAAAAAAGACATACCATCATTGTATCTTATTTCTTGCATTGATATTGTTGATACATCTTTATCTTCATCATCTGTTGCTATAATTTTCCATTTACCATTTACTTGTTTATACTTTACATTTACCCAACTAGCACCATCAACATTAGGTAAGTATTCTAAGTTTTCACTTCCACATTCTGGACACTTCATAGTTTACCTTTTCTTTCTTTTCTAGTTTTATATGGTAGCTTGTAAGAATAAAAACTTACATTACCTTTTTTACTTACCCATTCCACAGTAACTTCTTTTGCTTTGTCATCTTGAAAAGACTTCATTGCTTTTTTTAAACTCATTGCTTTTATATCTTGTGCTTTATCATTTGCTATAAATTTATATGTTATCATACCATCACTCCATTAATTATTTCATCTAACCATATCATATGTTCTGCAATGATAGGTAGATACATTTCTATTATAATTTGTAATACTTCTACTATTTCTTCTTTTGTCATCACTCCTCCTTTTCATTATTAAATCTTACAACTATTACTATACCATTATCATCACTATGTATTAATTCATTATCATGTTCTGGACATTTGTCAATCCATTCTTGTATTCTTTCATCATTTATTTCCATTAATGCTCCTTGTAACTTACTTGTTTAACTTTACGACTCCAACAGCTACGGCAATCCTTACACTCTCCATCTTGTTTATATGCAGGACACTCCCTACCTATTGCTTTTTTATCTTTATGCACACCAGATGTCCACTTCCAAAACTTAGGTGGTGGACTATCTACTTTGGTAGCTGATACACGCAAACATAAATTCTTTGGTACATCTTTTACATCTATCTGATCTATTATCTTGTACTCTCTAGTAGCCAACCAATATTTTATATGGGGTGTAAGTTCACACACCTCAAATATCTTCATTAGGTGACCTAAAGATTGCACATCTCCAGAGTCAAACCACCTATGATATCTCCTTGATTTATCTAGGTTTTTGTACTTTTGGGTCAGTAGTTCTGCCATGTAGTCTACCCACTCATTTAGTTCTATTGCTTTTCTTCTTACTTCGTGTGCATTAAATACATTTTTAAATACATATCTACCTTTTAATGCGTAGCAAGAATGACAGATAGTACCTTTTATTTTTGCTAGCTTACTACCTGTCTTACAATGTTTAGCAGATATACCCCAACCAAATGCAGGCATCTTGCTAGGATTAGATAGTGTACCTATCTTACCCTCTATTTCTTTTACTTTCATATCTTTAGATTTAACCTCCTTATTCCAAATCTAACATTGTCTATTGTTATCTTCTTAGTGTTGTAGTTGTATTGCATATTCTGAAATAACTTCTGAACATGATCTTGTGTAGTGCCTGCCATCTCACACCATAAGGCACAGTCCCTAGTCTCAAACCAACGCTTAGCCCTGTCTACAACAGCAGGTGTTGAGTCTGAATTAGATATACCAAAAGCATCTTCAAACATAACTTGTATCTTTGCGATAGCTAGGTTTTCTTCTGGTGTCTTATCTTTTTTTTCGTAAAACATTTATATCCTTTGGTAATTTTTGTAATGCACATGAGGCACAGTAATACTTTTTATCTTCTATTATTACTGCTTTGTCATCACATTTATAACATAATTTAATAGCTGTGTCAATCTGTCGTATGTATTTTTCTGTCATAATATGATAAGGTATCCTGTCGTTGCAGGGGGGTTAGTATATACTATCACTTATCCCTGTCCTCCATTACTTTATTGATTATAAAAAAGGCGACTACTGCACCCACTAATATTCCTATCATTCCTATTGCTAACATTCCTACTCCATATCCTATTGTCATAAAAAAAGGCTAGGGGATTTCTCCCCTAACCATATCCTTTCTGTTAATTTGCTAAAGATACTTTTGATTGTTCATAAAGCATTCTAGCTTTAATCTTCTCATCTCTTGTATCCTTAGGCTTGCCAATGTTCATGATAGAATCTGCTGCATCATCAATAGATATAACTAAGTCCATACCTATCTTATCTGCAAGTATCGCAGGGTCTATCTGCCAGTTGATCTTATCATGCTTAGCAAACTTTTCAACCTGTGAGAACTTAGTCATAGACTTAATGATCTCTTTAAATCTATTAGACTTAGCCACAACAGTTTGAATCCACTTGGTGTGCTTAAGAACTACATCTTGTTTAGCCTGGTGCATTATCTCAAACTTTGCATACTCCAAGTCAGTACAAGGGATTGCTCTTGATCTGCAACCACCAGTACCAATGATGTGTAGTCTATATTTATCTGACCACTCATCAAAAAGATTAGTGCCACCTTGACCACCTTTTAGCCAATGCTCATTGTCATTACGACATTGTGCTAACCAAGGGTTAGTTCTTCTGTCATATCTATCAGCACCAGTCTTTTCTATGTTGATGTCTGCCTCGATATTACAGTCTGGATTGAGTCCTACCTTTTTCATATCTTCACGATACATAGCATAGGCAAAGTTCTTACCATGATTACTGCTACCATAACTTCGGTATGTACCATTGTAAGCACCATCAAGATGGAATGAAAAGTGTTGTTGTTTATCCTCCTCATCACCATATTGATCTACTCTTTTTTCTCCTAACACTTTCATAAAGAAACAGCTGTCTGTGCCTACGGCATTAACAGTATTGTATTTCTTCTGAAGTGATTGAAGTTGTGCAACATCATCTAACTCAAATCTTCTTTCAACTACTTGCTTCATAGTTTCAAAAGTTTGAGGTATTACTTCGTTGCAATACTCTCTCGCTTGAAAGAACTCCTCTTTCTCGTGAGACTCTTGATCTTCACAATGCCTACGAAAGTCAATGTTTAATGACTTACGCTTTTCAGCATTGAGTCTTATCTCTTTTTGTTCCATGAGTACTCCTTATTGTTGGTTAAAAAAAAAGACACCACCCAGATGTCTGAGTGATGTCTATAATATATACTAATGTTACTGATGTGTCAACTAGCCAAGCCAAGTTTGACGGCTAGTTCTTTGGCTTGTATATCGTCTATATGTCGCCAGTAATTATTTGAAGCTAACTGTTCTGGTGTCTGTGCTTGTTCGTTTGTTATAGCTTGTCTAACTCCTTTAAGTTTATTTCTTAATTCATAGTAACCATCACTAGTTCCATGATTCCAACTCCAATTATATTCAACATACCAAGCATCTTCAAGTGGTAGTGTTTGCTTACCTATCTCACCAATAGCATTTAATACTGCTTGCCAATTAGCATCAAGAAATTGATCTTGGCATCTTTGACTACAAAATAAATTATTATAGTAAGTTGTAGCCTTATAAGATTGGTAATACTTAAAACCTTTCTTACCACGAATCTGCCCTTGATTCTTTTTGTAACAACATTTTTTATTCTGACACCACCTATCCATGTTTCTTCTCCTGTTCAAAGTCTTCGAACTTTTTATTGTATAGGTTCTTGATTAAGTTCCTAGTAGCTTTTGGAAACTCTACTTTAAATGAGTCCAAGTCTGCTAAATAACTGAATTTTATAGCTTTTTTGCCTATCAGTAAATACCTTAATCTTTGGTTCATAGGTACATTTCTAAACTTGTAACCCTCACGAACATCAAGATCAGTTACTAGCATATTGTGTTCTGGTGTAGTAGTTCTCTTGCCACCTTTTTTATACAACCTCTTACCAGTTGTACCATCAACTTGAAACTTTCTATCTTTAGTATCAAATCGCATTACTCTTTTCTCACCAACAATTTCTAACCTCTTTGGTTTCTTATAGAAAAAGGCACGACCTTTTTTAGACTTGTGCTTTTCTATTTGAGTATCAATAAAGGTATGAAGTTGTTGCTTAGTTATATATGTTTGTTTCATATTACCTTTCGTTGTTGATTGATTTGTATTTGGGGCTTGGAAGTTGCAACGCAATTAGCTGAGTGAGAACCAAGCCCCCCTTAATTACTGCCCCTCTTTGTCTCGGTAAAGAGCCAATGGTTTAAGTCGACTGAGTGCATTTAAGCAATAAAAAAGGACAGCCAACTCTCGCTGACTGCCCTTTAGTTATAACACAACTAATTGACTATGTCAATCTGTGTTAATTGGTTGTACCTCTGGTTTTTGAAGTTCGGCTCGTGGAACTGGTTGTGTAGCAGGGATAACCATTTGGTGCTTTTCCCATGAAGCTACATCACTATTCCAATAAGTAAATGCTTCATGCAATTTTCTTATCTCATAGCCCAACTCTTGTGTAGGTTTGCCGTCATTCTCAATACGAGCAAGTATATTGATTGCTCTCTTACGGACAGACCTTTTCCACTTCAATTCCCATGAAGTATCAATCATTGGTTTGTTTGACATATATGTACTCCTTGTTGAGTACCTATGTTATAGCATGATTACTTGTCGTTGTCAATTAGCTTATCAAGTTCAACTAACTTCTCATCTATTTTATTTATATCTGAGTACACACTAGATTGATCTAGGTATTTTACTTTTAGTTTAATGATAAGTTCATTTACTTTTCGTAGCTTTAATTGTATTTGTCTGACTCTTGTTTGCATATGATTACTATATAAAAAAACCCCATGTATGTCAAGCATACACAGGGTTTTCCTTTTTAACTTTGAGGGAGAAAAAAAGTCGGTTAAGTTTTTAATTTGTCCATAAGCATTTTTACCTTATGATCTAACATAAAGTTATGGTGACTAGCTTTTAGTTCTTGCAAGGTGTATGGGTTGCCTTTTTCTTTTTGCTTTAACTCATACTCCCTTGCTCTATTCTTTGTTTGTACATATTGTATTTCTGGTTGTGTTTGATCTGCCATATTACCTTTCTGTTTATAAATACATAATATAATAAAAAAACCCCCATGTCAATTAAGACACAGGGGTTTTTCTTTTTCTTTTTTACTATACAAAAGGGGCAATGGCTAACATTATGACAGTTGCCCAAAAAAAGAAAGTTACTGCATTTGTCATATTTTTTTTATACTCCTTTTCAATAGTAAAATCCTACGACTTTTTATTTGATATGTCAAGCTATCCAGCGATATGTTCTATTGTCAACTGATAGTTTATATATAAAACATAAGCTACAACTACTGATAC